TTAGCCTGAGAATTGACTAGGTTTGAGATACTAGACCAGGTGCCAGTCGCTTGACCATTGTCAACTGCAAAGGCATTTGTGCCTAGCCTTGCAACTTTGAAAGTCAAGGTCATTGTGTTTTTTTTACGCCCTGCTACTGTCAAAGGTGCCACCTTAGCATTTCTTGTTACCGTAAGGGTGCTAGAGGTTGAGCCTGTTCTAGTAATATTGAAACTAAGAGCAGGAGCAAAATACTCAAGCACAGTCACAGAAACCTCTCTAGTATCAGACCAACGCCCTCGGCTATCCGAGACACTTGCTCTGATGGTGATAGGGCCGTTATAGTTCATGATGCCTAGACTTCCGCCATTGACATCTGTAGTCTGATTTTTGCCTACTATTTCTGCACGATAGCCAGTTATAGATGAACCGTAAGAACCAACTGCTCCATTAAATGCTACCTTGATGTTAGAAATGATTTGAATAAAGGTATTTGAGTTAGGGATAAGATTTTGAGCAGCGCCGTTTAAGTCAGACAAGGAAATTCCTGTAAATGTAGGCTTGACATTAGCTGGCACGCTGGCTGTAAATGTAATAGACTGTGTACCAGTCTTAGTATTACCTGAGTAAGTGTCTACATAAATAGTCCCTGTGCCACTTGCTGAGTCAGGAATATCATTAGCGAAATCAATAGGAATGCTCCACGTTATGGATGTGTCCACATTGCTTGCGATCGTCCCTGACTTGCCAGCCCATGAATAGCGAACAGTATGCTTATAGCTAGAACTTTGTCGTGAAATGTTGATAGTGATTGTGTTCCCAATAACTCCAGGACTAACGCTCACAGAGCTAGATCTTGGGATTGTTGTCAAAGTAAACGAGTTACCATCAATATTTAGAGCGCCAGGAGACCATCCACCACCCCCTGAAAAGCTGGCGGACAAATTAAATGTCTTAGTTCCGTCTGCATTATGGCCGACTGTTACAGTTCGGTCAATTAGCATAATTACCTGATTTTGGCTAAGCATAGACGGACGACCTGACCAGTTGATGGTCTGCCCATCAATAGTCACCGAAGCAGTACAGTTGTATTCTGCGAATGTATGAGCACCGTTTGTCAAAGCAAGCCTTACCCTTACTTGACTGCTATTGTCAGTGGTGTTTTGAGATACCTGGTCTACCCACAGTCTGAGATAATAGCTCCTATCATTATTTGACCAAAATTCAGCCATTACATACCTCCTACATATCTAATTACGTTCATATCTGGGTTAGTGTGATACTGTTCCTCCCTAAATCGTCCAATCTGGATTGTTTTAGAGAAAATACCATTCTCAATGTGGATGACACCTTGAGAAATGTACATAACCTCTACCCCTGCTGAATACATTGAAATCCGACCACTCGGGTTAAACATCAGACTAGAACTTCCATCATTCTTACCAATTACTAGGCCCTCATTTGATGAGCTCATGTAGGTATCAATGAAATTCCATCTATCAGATAATTCTCCGAGATTTTTAGCAATATTAGAGACACGCTGACTAGCTGAAATCAAATCTTTCTCAGCTTGTGCCCTCGCTGTCTCATTGGACTTGACAAAATCCTTATAGGCTTTCACCCAATTATCCAATGTGTCGGCACTAGCCTTAGCCTCAAGTTCGGCCTGAATAACTCCAGCTTTCTCATTTAGAGCGTTCAGTTGCTCTTGAGTCAATACTTGGTCAGCTTTTGAGTCAATATTTTTCTGGATATCTTCGGGTGCTTCAGAGAAATCTGTTGAAACCGTCCCTATTTCTATTTTAGGATAAGCGATCCAGACGGTTGCAGCGGTGAAAACGTGTATAATCAACTCGCTTGTAGCATTTGAGCTTTCTTTTCTTATCAATTCAATATCATAGAATTCCCAATCTGTGCTTATTGGAACTGATTGAAGACTTCCTCTATATCCAGGTCGAGCTTGAAAATTAGTATTATTGACAGTAGATTTTGCCCAAAAGCTAAAGCGAACAGACTTGTTGCGCATTTCGTCAATCGTTCCTGAGCGTGCATCTCCACCTATAGAAAATGTCGCCTTCTGGTTAGATTGTTTGCCGTTGAAGGTCGATACAATTTTAAGGGTGTTAGCTCCTTTAAATTTCTCATTTGTATCGATGCTCAAAGCAAGTTGTCCCTGTGTTTGATCTCGCCCGTCATATAAAAGGTAAGTTGAGTATCGTTCTCTTAGACTGCGTTTGAATAGTGAATTAAGAAATAGATTCCTACCCCCTACTTCAACATTATCAAATAGAGCCGTCCACTTGTACCTTGCAGGATCTTGACTATCTGCCTCTGTGAAATCAGTGTAAGTGCCTAAATAGCGCTTGTTAGTACTATCAGATGTACTAAACCCACTACGACCATCAGCAGAATTAGCCCATGCTCTGTGGAAATAAGGAGTACGACCATCAGCCCCTGGCTTACCAGGAATACCTTGAGGACCGTCTTTACCATTCAAGCCATCTGGTCCTCTCCATCTAGTCCAGCGATAGTCAGCAGGATTGACGCTGTCAGTTGAGTTGAAATCAACATAGACACCTATATAGGATTTATCTGCATTGGTTTGGCTAAAGCCACCACCTGAGATTGTGTCAGCATAGGCTATATGAGTGTACGAGGTTCTACCATCTGCCCCCTTAGTCCCAGGAATACCTTGGTCACCTTTTGGACCTTGTAAACCTTGGAGTCCTTGGAGCCCACGTTCCCCACGGTCGCCCTTTTCGCCTTTTTCTCCTCTGTCACCTTTGGGACCAGGCTCTCCTCTATTTCCTTTTTGTCCAGTTTCACCCATTTTTGCCACAGAAAAACCAGTCTCAGAGGTATTATCTGTGTAGCTCCATGTAGTTCTTGTCCAAAGGTATTGGCCAGCTGGTACGCTAGGGATTTGAGATGCCCATCCGCTAGATGGTGGAACAGTACCTGATGTGGAGCTAGCATAAACTACGGTTGTTGCACGGATGCCAACGCCATCCTTACCAGCGACACCATCCCTACCAGTATTTCCGTCCCTACCAATCCTAGCCACTGAGTAGCCAGTCTCAGAGGTATTATCTGTATAATCCCAGACTGTCTTAGTCCACAAATACTCCCCAGCTGGTACAACTGGGATAGAGGTTGTCCATCCAGCGTTTGGAGCATTAGCCCCTGAGGTAGATGATGCGTAAGTAATGACAGTAGAACGCAAGCCTACTCCGTTCTTACCAGCAACACCGTCCTTGCCTGGCTCTCCTCTATCTCCTTTGGTGCCGTCATAGGCATTTAAAAAAGTAACCTGTTCTGAGGCTACTTCTTTATTATCAACCCACGCAGAGACCGTCAATACCATTTTTTGATTGACATCAGCAGCTCTGACAATGTAACTAGAGCTTGTGGATTTAATTTCTCCATCAACAACCCAACGCCAGCCACTATTGATAACCTTGTTACCTTTCATCAAGACAGGAGTCACTACAGACTGCCCTTGCCCATTTTTAAATGCTGTGCCGTTGTCTGTGGATACCTTAACAATATAAGGCTTGGCATCTTCTATCATTCTATCCAACTGTTGCTGAATGCCTAGCGATAGACGATTTTCAAGAGCTTTGGCGTTCGAGAAGGTGGTCTTATTATTTTTAGGATTCGTAAAGCTGATAGACTGCTCTGAAACCCTCATTTCAAGTAAAAGAGTAGGGCTAAAACCGTCATCATAGATCTTAACTGTGTCTCCGATTTCAAGATCAGCAAATCCCTCGGCCTCATAAGTAACAGCTGGATAGCAATTCTTTTTAAGCTCTTTGTATGCTAGCTCTCTAAGTTTTTTGGGATCATCAGTCTCGTAACTAAAATCCTTTCTGGTATACTGGTCTAGTTCACCCGTTGCGTGGGTGAAAGTTGATGGATACAGCTGCATAGAAATAGGCGCAACAAGATAAGCTCCCATTTGGTAGAACTCACAAACGCCGTCCTTGTTGTACTTTTTCCAGTCATCTAGGCCGTTAATTGTAACTTCTTCCTCAACTTCTGCACCATCTCCATTTTTTACCTTTCTTTTACCACTAGGACGGATAGAGTTGAAAACACCTGTCTTATCAATCGTTCTAGTGATTGTTCTGAGGTTTTTACCGTATTTCAGGATAGTTGGGCTGATTTTCCCAACCCCTTGATGCGTATCATCATTTTCGTGATAAACATTGACTATAAATGACTTGATAGAGCTATCGTCATTTAGCCGTGTGTCAAATTCAATTTCGGCATCAAATTTTTTGGCAAGGCTAAGCAATCTATTTAACTTAGTATCTGTGCCCTCCCACTCAGCAGAAATTTTCTTATCTGATACCTCATTGATACCGATTTTTAGGAAAGTGTAGTTGAGCAAGTCCATAGCATCACAGAACTCCTTAAAACTCATGGCTTTAGGAGACTTGTAAGGATTTGAGTACTCATTGACGAGCTCAAGATTAAGGTTTATGCCATAACATTTAATAACCTGCTCATTCTCTTCTACTTTTCGTATAGTATGTAGATAGGTTTTGCCTTTGTATTGAAATGATACAAAGGCCTTTTCATTAAGAGTGTTGTAAGCTCTCTTTTGCCCTATGTCTGAGATGATAGCCTTTTTAAAGACAGTGAAATCAAAGGTACTGGATCCTGTCTCTAAGTACCTTGTCCAGGTATCGTTGAAATAGTTTAATGTCCCCTGCTTTTCATTGTCAATAAATGCCACTTTTTGCAAATTTGAGTCATGTATTGTCAGTAACATTGTTATAGATACCTCTCTTTAAATTCCACAGCAACTGTAGGCTTGGTCTTGATCCAGCTGGAGTAATATACCTCAAACTGACTTTTCCCTGGGGGAATACTCAAGAATTTTGAACCCTGAATAACATCTGTATTTTTCTCAATACCATCCACTGTAACTGTGTCATTCTCACTGTTTAGGACAACGTTTGAACCAACAGGATAGCGATTAGGGATATCTCCGAAGACTGGCACGAAATCCTTACGGTACATCAACTCATCAAGATATAAGTGAGGGACGATTGTTTTCCCGTGAAAAGCACCTATCGTCACATTGACTTTAGATGATCTTTTACCTTTAATTTCAGGAATTACAAAATTATGGTACGATCCATTATAGTAGACCTGTAATTTCTCATCATTCCGTTTAATTTCAAACTGTCCTCTTGTCAATGCAAAA